CCGCCGCGCTGAAATCTCGTGGTCGGCATTCTGCGCCGCTCGCGGATATGACCTCAACGACAACACCTATCCGGCCATCAACGAGTATCTGGACACATGGTGTGGCTCGGTCGATGAGGAGGCCGCATTCATCAAAGCAGGAGTTGAACCCTATTAAATCAATCAGCCATGAACAAGACAATCTCAGTTATCCGTATCGCAATACTCTTTATCCTCAGCGGCCTCGCCTTCATCTTCATCTTCGGCGAGGAGCAGGATGAAAACGTGTGGGCCTTCTTCTTCCACGTCATTGTGGACAAAGGTCTGGGCATCGGCCTGTGCTTCTACATCGGTCGCCTCTACAAAAGATGGAGCAAGGTTGACCCGTGGCTGAAAGCCTACGACAAGATGTGCGATGAGGTAATGGACAAACCTAACCCCTCTCAACTCTAATCTCACTATGCCTCCGACAGTAATGATGCAATTCGCGGACAGGCTTGTGACCTATGAAACATTCATGACCGACCTTACAGCACGGTTGGCACGAGTGATTAAGAGCGATGCAGCCGACCCGGAGTATATCTCCCAACGCACGGCCTATTCAATCTTCGGGCGCAAGAATGTGGACCGTTGGAGGCGCACAGGTAAAGCGAAACCCTCCAAACGTCCGGGCAAGGTGGAATACTGCATGGCAGACCTCCGCCTCCTCCAGAGAACAGAACAGGATTACCTCAACCAATAAATCAGACGACAATGGATTACGCAATATACAAGACCAATGACGGCAAGAACCCTCGCGTTATTCACCGCTTCACGCAGGAGGCTTGCAACCACAGAGCCAAACGCGCCGCAGTTCTGAAGCTGCATGAAATGTGGCTCAGAGTTATCTTATCAACCCGTCCTGACTATTTCAAAAATTTCAATGGGAACAACTATGAGTTTTCCTACGACTATCCGACAAGCACAAATACATCAGAGCGCATACGCTTCTACATAGACAAGCTCTGACAGTTCAGCCTCTCGGTGTGACGGTCGCACTACAGATTTTGGTTCTGTCTGAGAAGGTTCGACTCCTTCAGAGGCTACAAAGTAGCGGTAGTTGCTACATGATTGATAACCCGGAGGCTGTGCCAACAGTCGAGTTGAACGCCGGTAACGGTGCAGCCTCCATTTTTCAGTCATAGCAATCCGCATAAGTTTAACATCAAATCTCATCAATCATGGGCAACCTCCAAATGACGGTTGAGGAAATCAACCAACTCAAGCCGCTCGAAATTGTCGAGCATCCTGTGGTGCGTGAACGCTTCACGCAAATCTACGAAACCCTCTGGGGCAACGGCGAAGCCGCCTATCAGCGTGAGAGCATCTACTTCAACAAGGCTCTCCGCGACAACGACAACGGCAAACTGCAACGCGCTACGCCGTTCAGCATCTTCACCGCCTTCATCGACCTCGCCGTCTGCGGCCTGTCGCTTGAACCGGGCACCCGCGCTCTGGCCTACCTCATGGGCCGCAACGTTAACGTGGGCACAAAGGAAAACAAAAAATGGGAGGGTCGCTGCGTCCTTACCGTCTCTGCCTACGGCGAACTTGTGATGCGTACCCGTGCCGGTCAGATACGCCACGCCGACAATCCTATTCTCGTGTACGACAATGATGAGTTTTCGTTCAAGGACGTGGACGGTCGCAAATCGGTGTCCTACACATGCAACCTCCCTCACACCGGCCACAACATCACCGCTTGCTACCTGCGTATCACCCGCGCCGATGGCTCCATCGACTACTCGGTGATGTTGCCCGAAGATTGGTGCCGTCTCGCCGGTTACTCCCAGAAGCAGAACCGTGGGGTTGCCAACGAACTCTACGGCATGGACCAGAACGGCATCGTCCATATCGACCCCGGCTTTCTCATGGCCAAGTGCATCAAACATGCCTTCAAATCCTACCCGAAGGTGCGCATTGGCCGTGGCACCGAACTCCAATCACAGCAGGTTGACGAGCAGCCGCAACTCTCAGATGAGGACATCTACGGAGTTGACCCCGAAACAGGAGAAGTCCTCAACGATACGCCAGAACCTGCGCCTCAGCCTTTCGGCGACAACGAGCCTCCACAGGGCGTAACAGTCAACGCTGATGAGGAAGAAGGCTTCTGACAACAGGCCGTGCAGTGGGTGTCCGCTTGTGCGTAACACCCTCAACGGACACTACTGCACACGGCTTGGTATAATCACCGAGTATGCAACATCAAAACCGTGTAACCCTTAAATATATCAATCATGGCAGACAACACCCAAGCATTAACAATCTTTGAGCCGCGCAACGTGCAGACGCTTGCCGAACTCGCGCCTCAGTCCTACAAGGACAATCAGCTCTCCCACATCCGTTGCCTTGAAGTGGGCAATCAGCTCCTCGCTCGCGTAAAGCAGGAAGGAATGTCGGATGCCCTCGATATGGAGATAGCCAAGTTCATCGAGAAGGCCAAAATCACCGTCAAGAAGATGAACGGCAAACGCACTCCCGTCACCCAACTCTTTGACCAGATACGCAAGGTCTATACCACGATGGAGAATGACGTGGACCCGTCCAAAGCCAACTCCATACCGGGCCAACTGCAAGCCTATCGCAACGCCTTTGCCAAAAAGAAACATGAGGAGGAGGAACGCCGCCGCCGCGAGGAGGCCGCGCGACAGGCAAAGGAAAACGCCAAGGTGCGTTACCGCTCCGATGTCGAGGAGGACTATGTAAAGCAGTTCAACGCTCTTGTCAATAAGAGCATCAACGAGCTGACCGACATGGATAAGTTATTGACACTCGACAATTACGAAATCATCTATGACGGTGTCAAGGAGTATATCTGCGAACTCCCCGAAACATGGTGCCAGACGGTAATCAGCGGCGCATATCGCCCTGCCGAACTCACCCCGGAGGAGTGCCGCGCCATCCAAGCCAACGTAATGGCCGGTCTGGTCACTCGCTTCAAAGAGCAATTTCCCTTTGAGGTGCAAAGCACCCGCGATGATATTCTCGACCGTCTGCCCTCCAAAAAGAAGGAGCTTGAGCGCATTGCCAAAGCATCAGCCGAGGAAGCCGCCAAAATCAAGGCCGACATGGAGGCAAAGGAACGTGAGGAAGCTGCCCGCAAGGAGGCAGAGCGCAAGGAACGCGAGAAACAGGAGGCTACCGCCGCACAGCTCGCAGCCCAGAAACAGGAAATGGACGGTCTTTTCGGTATGCCGGTGGCCGCTCCTGCATCCTATCAGCCCAAGACACAGGTAAAGAAAAAGGTCGTTGTCGAAACTGCCGAGGACATCATGAAGGTTGTTGCCTTCTGGTGGTCGCAGGTCGGCTGCACTCTGTCTATGGAGGAACTCTGCAAGGAGTTTAAGAAACAGATTACCTACGCCAACACCGCCGCCAACTCCAAGGATGCCCCGATGTTCATTTCTGACGTGAACTATGTGGATGATGTAAAAGCCAAGTAAGCATGAGCCAGAACCCCGATGCATATTACAGCCGCTCTGAGGTCAGCAACTCTGACCTTACCGCTCTGAAAAACCTCTTACACCCGGTGCCTATGCCGCCGGGTGTGAAGGAGGCGGCATTCCGCTTCGGCAATCTGGTGGACGCTATCATCACGGAGCCGGATCGCGTGAACTATTACCAACTGACCGTTGACGGTGAGCAATACACCGATGATGAGTTTAGACACGCAAAGGAAATGTACCGCTCCCTGCGCATGACTGCCCGGCATGACCCCTTTCTCGCAAAGGTATTGGCCGAGGCTGAAACCCAAAGGTTCATGGTCAACAAAGCACAGGAGTTTGAGTATGGCGGTTTTCCGTTCACACTCGACACCCGCTGCAAGTGGGATTGGTGGTTGCCTCTCTACGGCTTCGGCGGGGACCTTAAGACCTGTGCAGCCTCAACCCAAAAGGAATTTGAGGATGCCATTGACTTCTTCGATTGGGACCGCTCCCGCGCATGGTATATGGACATCGCACACTCCGACTGCGATTTCATCTATGCCATCAGCAAACGCAACTGCAACGTGTTCACTACACGCATACGCCGTGACGACCCGGTGTATCTCCGTGGGCGTGATAAGTATCTGGAATTAGCATTTCAATATTGGTGTCTTGCCTTATGACCGCAACGCTTAAACATAAACTTCGAGTAGAGCCTTACGAATACCAGAAAGAAGGTATTCTGTTCGGGCTTGAACGCCGCCGCCTGTTGATAGGCGATGAGCCGGGACTTGGCAAGACCTTGCAAAGCATCGGTATTGTCGATACCGCCGCCGCTTATCCCTGTCTGGTAATCTGCCCCTCCTCGCTTAAGATAAATTGGCAGCGTGAATTTGAAAAGTTTACCGACAAAAAGGCGTTGGTCCTCGATAATGCTTCGCGCACATCGTGGCCTTACTTCCTCGGCATGGGGATGTTCCATGTTGCCATCGTCAATTATGAGAGCCTTAAAAAGTTCTTTGTCTGGGACATCAAGGGCGGCAAGACTTTCACCCTCAAAGATGTTGTGTTCAACCGCGACATCAATGTGTTCCGCTCGGTAATCATGGATGAGTCACACCGGCTCAAAGACCCAACGGCACAACAAACCATGTTCACCCGTGGAATTGTCGAGGGTAAGGAATGGCGCATACTCCTGTCCGGCACCCCGGTTGTCAACCATGCTCAAGACCTCGTTTCTCAGCTCGCCATCATGGGTCGTCTGCTCTCTGACTTCGGTGGCCGTGGCAAGTTCCTTGCTCAGTACGGCGAGAACGAGAACCTCTCTGAATTGTCGGATAAACTCTATGACACCTGCATGATACGCCGTGAGAAGGCAAAAGTGCTTACAGAGCTGCCCGACAAGCAACGCACAGACCTCTACGTTGAAATCTCAAACCGTGAGGAATACGACCTCGCCGCCGCTGACCTCGCCGCCTACCTCCGCGAATACACCGAGTGTACCGACCGGGAGATACGCCGCAAGATGCGCATGGAGGCTCTGGTAAAGTTCATGACCCTACGCTCGCTCGCCTCCAAAGGTAAAGCGAAACAGGCTACCGACTTTATAAAGAACTTCCTCGCCAACGGCAAGCCGCTGATTGTGTTCTGCTCGCTCAAGGAGATTGTCAAGGCTCTGCAAAAGCAATTCCCCGATGCCGTCCGGGTTACAGGTGACGACAACACAGCCGAGAAACAGGCTGCTGTCGATGCCTTTCAGTCCGGCGAGGCTCAACTGATAATCTGCTCCATCAAAGCTGCCGGTGTCGGTCTGACCCTCACAGCATCATCTAACGTGGCCTTCGTGGAATTTCCGTGGACCTATGCCGATTGCTGTCAGTGTGAGGACCGCGCCCACCGCATAGGCCAAAAGAATAACGTCAACTGCTATTATCTCATAGGCCGTAGCACTATCGACCCGGTTCTTTATAACATCATCCACAAAAAGCGGAGCATCGCTAACCAGATAATGGCCTGTGATGATGATATTCCAACCGATGAAATGTACTTCGATGAACTTGTTAACTCTTTCCTCGGCTATGGTTGAAATCTCAAACTCCGACATTGAGCGCATACTGAACTGCCTCGATATTGCCATAGCGCATTACAAGTCATTGAAAGGCTTACGCAATAGCACCCACGCATGGGCCATAGGCCTACTCAAAGATAAGATAAATCGTAAACTCAGTAAACAATATTCAAAATCACAAAATCATGACAAAGAATGACATCGCAGTTGAACTCTGCAAACGCATCCCCGACCTGCTCAAATCAACGGCTCTCCATGTCGTTGAGGGCGTGACCGACATTCTCTCTGACGCTTTCTACCGTGGCGAAAACGTCTATCTCCGTGGCTTCGGCTCTCTGGAGGTCAAGACTACCAAGGAGAAGAAGGCCCGCAACATCAATGCCGGCACTACGGTGATTATCCCCGCGCAGCGCACCGTGAAATTCAAAGTAAGCAAACAACTCAAAAACCGCATGAACAATGGAAAATGACAGAACAGCCTCCTACGACATGAAAACCTACATTGGCACAAAGACCGTCCAAGCAAGGAGAATGACAGCAGCCGAGGCCAAGGGTGCCGGTGCCAACGTTCCCGACAAATATTTCGAGGTTGGCAATGCTGGCTACAACCCCGGTGCTGACGGCTACCTCGTCATATACGATGGTGGTTACCGTTCATGGTCACCTATAATAGCATTCGAGCAAGCCTATAGGGTTGCAGAGTCAGAAGAGGACCTTATGCGTATAGAACTCAAAGAACTCGGCACTCGCATACAGAATGTAATGTCGAAACTCTTTACGCCATATACTCCTCTCACTGAGGATCAACGTGAACTCCTGCTTTTGCAGGATAGCGCAATGAGGCGTTACTATGACATACTACGCATGCGCCTTGCTGAAATGGAGCGCTTCTCCAATGAGAGAGAGAAAGAGCTCATTCATGAGGATGAACTACGAAAGGAGGTCATCAATGGCACAGTGGATTGAAGTCAAGGTCCGTCATGAGAAAATGACGGAAAGTGGCAAGACCGTCAAGGTTACCGACCCTTATCTCGTTGACGCTGTTTCATGCACTGAGGCTGAGGCCCGTGTCATTGAGGAAATTACTCCGTTTGTCAACGACTTCAACGTTCTAAATGTCGGCAAAACTAAAATCTCGGAAATATTCTGGGATGAAACCGGCGACAGATTCTACAAGGTCAAGGTCAATTTCATAACGATTGATGAAAAATCGGGTGTAGAGAAACGCAAAGCCTCCTACATTCTGGTACAGGCATCCACCTTCGCCGATGCTCTTGCCAACTTCAACAAGGGCATGAAGGGGACAATGGCTGACTATGAGATTGAGGCCATCGCCGAAACAAAGATAGTGGATGTGTACTGCTATCAAGTTCCGGCACAGGAGCCCGCAAAGGTGGCCGCTGACAAAGGTGTTCAACGCGCCGTGAAAAACTTCCGCAATGCTATCCCCAGAGGCATGAAGGTGTCAATGTCGGCCTCGTTGTCTGACGGCACTACGCTGCCCGAAACAGTAGTAGTCGATAAGTCAATTCCACATGAGGATGACGATTGACGAATTCAAGGCCCTACGCGCTGCACCGACTCCTCCTAAGAAGGGCAACAAGTATGGTGCTAAAAGAACCGGTGGTCATGCCTCCCAAAAGGAGCATGAGAGAGCCAACGAATTGAAGCTGATGCAGCGCGCGGGCCTTATCTCCAATCTCCGTGAACAGGTAAAGTATGTGCTTATCCCCACGCAACGTGACCCTCAGGGTAACCTCTTGGAAAAGGAGTGTTCCTATTATGCCGATTTTGTCTATGACAAAGACGGTATTACCGTGGTCGAGGACACAAAGGGATTTCGCACACCAGAGTATAGACTGAAACGAAAGTTGATGCTCCACGTCCACGGAATTTCAATCAAAGAAATTTAGCGCAAACCGAATGCAGAACGAAGCTCGCTTCAGTTATGCTGAGGTGCAGCCTGAATTATTAAAATTTAATCATACGGCTATGGCACGAATAGCAAAATCGGGACTTGAATATTTCCCTTTCGACATAGACTTCTTTCAAGACATCCGCATACGCAAGTTAATCAAGCGTCAAGGTGGTAAAGCTGTTACGGTATATGCTCTCCTGCTCTGTCTTATCTACAAGAACGGGTACTACATGCAGTGGGATGATGAGTTGCCTTTCATTGGCTCGGAAATGTCGGGCTTTGATGAGGCGTATGTATCGGAGGTGATTAAAACCTGCCTGTCGCTGGGGTTGTTTGATAAGAATTTGTATGACACTGAACAGGTCTTGACTTCCAAGGGTATTCAAGTGCGCTACTGCAACATTCAACGCCTCAACAAGCGCATGAGCCGGATTGATAGATACTTATTGATTGAGGAACTGACTAAGACCTCATCGACAAGGAACCGCAACAAACAGGCCAAACCCGCTAAGCCGGCATCGCCAAAACCGGCGGTGGCCCCGCAGCCCGAACCCCTGCGCCCTGCAGTCCCTCAACCTCCGGCAACCGGCACCAATGCCGAATGGCTGACTGAATTCTTTGCTGAGAACCACAAGGAAAGTCTGATGCTGCTCTGCAAGAATTATGGTCTGCAACCTAATGAGATTGACCGCTTGCGCTCTCTGGCTGATGCTGTTGTCGGTGAGTGGGAATTGTCGCACACACAGCACCACGATTACAGCGATTGGTCACGACATCTTATTTCCGCTATACGTATCAAGAGCCGCGATACATCTAAACCGAGTAACAACCAACCCTCCGCTCCTGCTCCGACTGACTACACATTTGGCGGTGGCTTCGGCGGTCAAGACATCTGATAGTTATGACTGAAAGTATAGGAACGGCATTGTCCGGGTGGATGGCTCAACAGGAAGCGGCCCGCAAGGAAAGGGAGAACCGCGAGGCTGAGGCCATGATGAAACAGGACCATGAACGCCGCATGGCCGAGGAACCTCAGACCGAGGAGGATAAAGAACGCGCCAAGCTCGCAAAGATAGGTGTTGAAACTGTCAATACCATCTTCGAGCGTGTCCTCAACGATATACACAAGGCCGAAAAGAAACGGCAGCTCCTTGAAATCCCGGCGGTGTTCCACGCACATTCAAAACTCTTTCTCCAGATTGCCAACAAGGTTTTGGCATATCAGCATCGGGCGTTTGTGATTGATGATAACAACAGAGAGGTGCTTCGCTTTCTCCTGTACTACTTCAATGACTGTCCTTTGGCCGAGGAGGTGTTTCCCGGTCGCGGTTACAAGCTCCACAAGCATATCATGCTACAAGGCAATGTCGGGACCGGCAAAACCTTACTGATGGAGATATTCTCTGAATACCTTCGTTACACAGGCAATCCCAATTTCTTCTACAACCTGTCGGTTACGCAGATGATTAACTATTACACTCTGCACAATAACCTCGACCGCTACACCTTCAACGAGGAGGAGAATAAGGGTTTCCAATGTAAGCCTGTCAACATCTGCCTCAATGACATCGGTGTCCAGACTACCACCTTCTACGGCATGGATACAAAGGTGCTGACCGATGAATTTCTCCATGCCCGTAATGAAATATGGTCGCAGTTCCACCTCAAGGCACACGTCACAACCAATCTCTCTATTGAGCAACTCAAAGAGAAATATAAGGACGGCTTCGGGCGACTGATAGACCGCTTCAAAACCTACAATGTAATTCCCCTCGGCGGCAATAGCCGAAGATAAACCGATACCGATATGGATAAAATGACCCCGGAATATAAGGTGACTCGTGAGAAAATCAAAGCCGTAATAAACGAGTCCGGGCTTCCAGAAATGCAGATGTATGCGCTCTTGTCAACCTGCATGACGGAGGTCGCCCACAAACACAACGGCAATGACTTCGACTCGATAAGCCTTAAACTCGCCATCGTCAGCAAAACCATGTTGGATGCGGTGGACAAAGCAAAGGAACTTTATAACAACCTCACTAAATCAAAATAATCATGCAAAAAGCAATCAACCGTCTGCACAGACAAATTCTCGCCGGAGTAAATCAAGGTAGCGGCGCACTCGTCATTGTCGGCTCTGTATCTGCACCCGACCACGGCTCGGTAACATCATTCTCCGGCGGCAATACCGCGCCCATCGTTTCCGGACTTGTCAAGGAAATGCGCCGTGACCCCGGTATCCTCGCCTCCGTCCGAATGGCCCTCTCCATAGTCGATAATACCGAAAATCAGAACTGACATGAATGACGATACTCTGAACTATGCCAACCGCATTAGAAGCGAAATGGGCGTTGTGGAAAAGATGTTGAACCGCATAGAGAAAAAAGAGGCGGTGGTGAACATCACTTTCAACAATGGTGGCTATGGCTGCTGCTCATGTCAAAGCGACTATCTCTCTGACGCGGAGGTGACAGCCATAAAAAACAACATCACTGAACAAATCCGTCTGAGGGCACAGACTCGCCTCGTTGAACTTCAAAAAGAATTCGATAACCTCTAAAACCAATCAACAATGACAACAGCAACATTCTTCGCCATAATGTTGGCCCTCTTTCTCGGTGCTGCAATCATGGTAGCTATGTACTACCGTTACCGTGCAGACAACATCCTGCGCACAAGTCGCTCACAGCAAATCCTAATTAACGCTTACCGCGATGCCAACAGTGACCCTAACGCCATCTACTGCGTCCAGAGGGTAGAAACCGACCTCCACGAATACCGTCAGTATAACGGATGTTGGGGAGTGTGCCGGCGCACAACCAACCGTGGCTTCATGTTCTGCACCACAATAAAGGTGTTCACCGATGAGGACGATGATTTCAACCTCCGCGAAGCTGAGGAACTCTGCGAAATGCTCAACTCCAAATAACCTACGACCATGAAGAAAGTAAAATGCGAGGTCTGCGGGGAAATGGTTCCCCAGAATGAAATGTCGAAGTCATACCGGCACCGCTGCAAGA